CTTGGAAGTATTGGGTTACCTGGTTTAATTTTTTTCAATAGGGTTTTTGATAACGCTGAAGTTCCATCAGGTTCCACCCCATTATCAACAATTTTCAATGTGTTAATATCGAAATCTAATTCAACCCTTTGCCCCACCCCAGAACTAGAACGAGTTTTCATCAACTGTAACTGATATTTACCATTCTCTCGCATAGCATGTGTAGTATATATACCAAATACGTTATCTGCTGTGTTAATCTTCGAAATTCCGCCAGAGATATGCCCATGCGTGAAGTCTTCTTCGTCGACCGCGCTACGATTTAATTGAGAGGCGGTCACCATGATGATTTGTAACTCTTTTGCTAAATTACGTAATTCTTCGGATACGTACTTATCCTTTACGAATAAGTTTTCTGGACTAACCTTTGTTCCAACTGGCATTAACAAATCCAAGTAATCAATACATATACAATCAATTTTGACGTGTTCTTGTACTTCAAGTTCTTTTATGTACGACCTAATATCGTTTACGTTACTTTGGGCTGGTAAATATTTAATTTGCAATTTCCCAGAATTCTTTTCCATCATCTTGAGCGACAACTCAACGTCATCTAACTCTTTAAAAATTCTGCTTGATGCAGTATTAGTCATCATCGAATCCATTCGCATACTTGTTAACCCTTCATTCAACTCCAACGTGATGAATACCCCATTCTTTCCAGTTTGTATCCAATTAACCATTAAATTTTGCATGAATAATGACTTTCCACTACCAGACCCCCCTGCAAATATCTGCAATTCCCCTCGATTAAACCCTCCATATAATTTTTTATCTAAAGTTTTCCACCCAGTACTAATTTGCCCATTTCCATCTTTAATCGCAAGCAATCTTCCCTTGGGGTCTTCGAAATAATTAGTTCCCATGTCCTTTGTTAAACTAATTTGTACTGCATCTTTGATGAGTTTTTCAACAGGGTCAAAATCTCCCTTTTCCAATAAGTCTGCACTTTTTAAAATTGCACGTTCTAGTTCTTGGCTACGAGTAAACCCTTCAAATTCATCGAAAAACCAATCATAATGCCCCTCCTTAAACTCTTCCGGTAAATGGTGAATATCAACTCGCGTTACTGCATTAACCTGCTCAAATGTTGGTAGGGTGGCATGTTCGGCAGAATGCTCCTCTATCATAGTAGCGGCTTCTTGGAGTGAGGGGTCAAAATTCTCAACATTATAGATGTTTTGAACACGTACGAAACTTGACGGGTTTTCCAACATCATTTCTATGAATAACTTTTGTACCTCCTTGTTATATTCTTTCAAACTTCTTCCTCAATTTTAATTTTATTGCCAATTTAGATTTTACTCCATTATTTCTATGGGTGATTATATCCAAAATTGTCGCTATCTTTCCATTCACAAGAACTGCATCATTTACGTCTTTGATATCATTGCCCCATAATGGAGTACTCACACTAAATCCATATTTTACTGCATCATCCACCAATTTCTTTCCTGCTTTATCGTGGTCTGGTACAACAATAACTTCTTTCTCTTGTGCCAATCTCATCAATTGTTTCGCTTGTTTATCGCTGATTTTATTATGCAATACTGCCATTCCATTTATACTTATGGCATCCAAAACACCCTCAACAACAATAACGTATTTCCAATTACTTTTCTGCAAGTCTAAGCCAAATATATATCCTGGTTGCTGTTCATTGAGATATTTTGGCAAATTATTATCCAAAAATCTAGAAGTGTATCCGACTATTACTCCACCATGTGTGTATGGGATAATAATTCTATTCTTATTTCTAAATTTGCCGTTAGGGGTAATCATGAAATTATACTGATTGTACTTTAACCCCCTACCTGCTAAGTAGTCAACGAACCTACAATCGGTACTCCTGATATTTCGAGAACCGTTGGGCAATTGAACCTTATTGAACGTTATATTAGCGCTGATGATTTTGGATTCCTCATTCCTTTCGGAAGCAAGGTCACCCAACCCCCTATGTCTGAGACTTTCTAAACTTAACCAATCAATTTCAACCGTGCTTACCCCTAACCATCCGAGTAACTTCCTTGTATTCACACTAACTGGCTTGCCCAACTGAAACCTTGTTTTAAAATTGCAATTAAAACAATGATATGACCAATCATCAGTATTACTCAGAATCACGCCACCGCGCCCACGCTTGTCTTGGCTCTCGCCATTATGAGTGCAACAAACTGCATTAAAAGAAATCCATCCACTGTTTGTCTGTTTTCTTTTATGGGGGAGAAATGATAATATATCCAACATGATGTATATTATATGGTACGAAGATATATTGTGATATGTGATTTTTACCGAATAACATAAAACGGCAAAAAGGCTCTTGCGTACCCACGAGAGCCAACGTGGTATGAAAGGCTAAAACAAAAACAAAAACTAAAACCCCTTTGTACTAACACAATATCTTTGCACTTAGCGTTGTGCTACAGCGTGCTTCGCTAATGTTGACAACTTAGTTGCCGTGCTACTCTATTCGGAGTGCGTGGAGTAATTACGCCATCTCTTTATATGAATATCTAACTATTTTAGTAAAGAGATATATAACAAGAATAAAGTATCATTCCCATCATGCCCTATTGTGCATCTATGGAGGGCAACCAAGATAGTGAGCGGAAACTCACTAACAATGCAATTTCAAAATAATATACAGTTATTATATAAATTTGTCAACGATTTTTACTATTTTTTTTGAAATTTTTTCATGGCCGATTTCATTTGGGTGTCCATTCTTCTTATAATCATTGCCGACAACTGCCCTAATGTCAAAATCATAAAATGTTTTTATATCCATTGTTCTGTTCGCCAACGCATTAAATTGCACTATTGGAATATTGTGCCTCGCTCCAATACCATCAAACATACGCACCGTGGTTTCATAATTTAACTGATATAGTTCATGGCACGCCGACATGCTTAAATAATATTTATGCAACGCGAACCAACCTTTATCCACATTTGTACCTGCGCCATCGAGCCATTGCGCATGAACGTGAGTGTTCCACTCTGGGTCATCTCTGCCTTTGGCGTGGGTTGGGTCGTACCAACTAACCCTACTTTCATCTGTCAATCCAACAACTAAAATAGAATTTTTTATATAGTCAATGCTATGATTATTAATCCACCACATTAAATTCCATTGCATAGATTGCAAACTAGAGCCCGGAAATGATAAATTTTCTTGTTTTAAATTATAATGTTCCGCTAGTAGTCCCGTATAACAGTATTTTAAACGGTACTCATCATTTTGTGTGTAATGGCTTGGAATTCCTTGTTCTTTTAATTTTGGGGATAATAGTTCATCACCATACGCCCAACTACAACCAAACGAAACAATATTCTTTATACTGATTTTAGTACCCGTCTTTGTGTACTAGGTACTTGGCACGTATGTATGCTTTAACTAAACCAGAACGTACAATGTCATCTACGCCGAACTCATTTGTTTGAAACCAATTAGGCATTGATTTTAATACTTCTACGAATTTACAAACGTCCTTATCCTTGTCTTTAACAAAGTCTGTCTGCATAAAGTCGCCACAAAACAATGCCTTCGATTTCTTACCAAGTCTAGTTAGTACAGAATCTGCTTCATGTGATGTACAGTTTTGGAACTCATCCATAATAATAATACAGTTGTCTAGTGTTATGCCACGTACGTACGACGTAATCATAAAGCGTACAATACCGTGTTTAACTAGAATCTCGTACGCATCGTCTCTTCCAAATAACTCAGAACATACTTTTTTGTACGGTAGTTCATACACTTGCTGTTTCTCGTTAATGTCTCCTGGCAAGAAGCCAATATCTCTCGTTGGAACAGCACTACGTACAATAACAATTTGATTTAAATCTGTGCCACCGTTGATTAACTCTTCAAATGCTTTATACATACTAAGGAACGTTTTACCTGTTCCTGGGTAACCCATTAACAACTGACACTTTCCAGTGTCGTAGTTCTTAAAGAAGTCCCCTTGTGCTTTTGTAATTGGTTCAACCTCTGCTAGTTTCAAATGCAATTTCGAAACAATACTTGCTCCTGTATTTGGCTTTTTATTCTTGCCCATTTATATTCCTATTGATGATATATTATGTAATTATGTTAATGCAGGTAGTATATCCATTACACCTTGTGTTCCTGCTTGTTCATCTACGTAAGCAAACTCTGTCAACGAGTTAAACACACGCTCTATACTGTAATTAGCACGTTGCGTTTCTACAGCAGTTAAATCGTTGCTTGTTAGTGTTATTGTTGCCTTGCCTTTTGCAGGTGTAACAATGGTTAATGCCTTACTCATTAGCACAGCATTCTCACTAATTAGTTTAAATGTTAGAGTAGTGTTTTCTAAATTAATAGGTTTTTGGTCTTGATTAAGGAATTGAAACTCAAGAACTGTGTCCACTCCCTTAACTGCTTTTAGTATTTTTGAGTACACGTAATTAGTCCTCGGTAAATGAATGGTTGAAGTAAGTGTAGAGTCAATGAATGTTCCTATATGGCTCTGATTGTATAAATAAACTTTAGTTGAATACATTTAATTATTTATGGAAAATGAGTTATTTCTTAAAATCTCGGGAAAATACCCATTCTTGTCAATAGTGCAGTATGCAGGTACAGAGCACATTGGTATTATTATGAATCAAGATAAAATTCTCACAACTATGTACAATTTTAATGACATAGAAACAACGGAATTAAAACAGTTATTTTTAGAACTTGGTGAGACTTGGTGGTGGGAATCAAATAGAAGTATCCCGATTAATCTCTATTTAAAGGATGAATGGATGCCATTCTCAAATTGCAAGGTTATATTCAATAATAAGAACCTTACGTTACTAAGTGGACCATGTACCAGCCTTAATGATATCTCACAGAAACGAACTAAACGGAAATCTATTACTCTAATGCGGGATGTTGACTAAGAATATTCATGTGTAGTACCACTAATATAGCATAACTTACTGCGTGTGCCTTTTTGAAATAATAATCATCTCCATCAGGCTTAACCCATATCTCTGTTGATATTTCTTTCCAACTCTTACCAATTAGATGTTTCTTTGCTGGTCTAATTAATGCCAAAAACATTGCCATTCTAGGAATACTATCAGGTTTCATGAGTAATAAATTATTGTGATGATTAGAAAGATGTATTACCTGAGAACTAAATCGTTTATTCATCAAACTATCCCATTGAGGTTCCTCAGATAACAATTTGGTATAATGTGCGGTATCTTTAATATGTTTGTAAACCCCTACATTTAGAAAATCTATCTTAAAATAATCACGCTTCCCCGCCTCTGTATAATTAATACTGGCACATTTATGCACTGGGTCAAATGGAATATCAGTAACATACACCCCACTATTATGGGTCAAAGTCTCAATATTCGATTCTTGCCTAGCAGGAATATGTCTAATTAACCTTAATATTTGATTCCTATCACAAAAATCAATATCTATATCCGCATCCATTACCATTTTACCACCCCGCTTCATTTAACATCTTTTTTATATACTCAGCATCCGTCGGATAATCCTTAAACTTCTTATTCCATGTCTTAGCATTTATAATTTTCCATATAGAAGTAATCTGATTTGGATACAACGTACTTAGGAATTCAACACCACTGCTACAATTATATAATACCCACGGACTTATTCGACCTTTTATTATATAATCATAAATTACATTTACGTTGCCACTTCTCAACATATCGTTGCTGTTAGTATCGTTTTCCTCCGCCCAAGTTATACTTTGTTTTAATGCTCTCATTAATGCATCAATTGGATTTTCAGTTTTCAGTAAAGTACCCAAATGCACGGAATACAAGGAATCAGATGTCCAATAATCAAGTTTTGTATTATTCTTAATTAAAAATTCAATAAATTTATCAACGGCGATTGCTTTGATATCTACACAGTATCTGCCAAATTTAACAAATGCTTTATAATATGGACTTTTAATAAAATCCATCTGTGTTCTTACCTTTGTGCTAGATTGAGTGTAATTATAAAACTTTAAGTACGCATTAAATCCTAACCTATCACCCTTATCATCCTTATCCCTCCATCGACGTTTAGGCTCACATAAATGAACTACCAATGAATTGTGTCGTACAAAGGTTTTATTACAATATTTGCATGTGTTATTTGTCACCACACTCTTTGGTATATTTTTTCAAATCCTTTTTCGTAATCATCGTACCAAGAACATCAATATCTTCTTCTTTGTACAATGGATATATCTCCATTAATCGTTTCTTAATATCATTTTTTACTTTGCTTGATGATTGTTTCTTAGTTCCCAACCATTCGTGGCGATACTCACCAAAGTTGGGGCTTCCAGCCACCAACGTCAACCATTGTAATTTTGGATGTTTGTTGATATCAAATAAGTGCTTGTTAGCATAATTATTCATACTAACAAGGTAATAATGTTGTGCAAGGTTATTCCCACTAACATTAGCACCCCACTTTAACCCAAGAAATGCACTAAATCCCTTGCGTTCGTCATCGGATAAATTATCATAGAAAGTGTATTCCTTTCTATCGACTGCTCCTAGCATTTTGAATATATCCAATTTTGAAGTTTTTGCCATTTACCAAGCCTGACTATAATCAACTATTTGGCAGTTTCTTGATACATCTTTAATGAAGTAAACTACACGTGGCTCTTCACCCTCGTCTATAGGAACCGCTAAGTACTGACCATTCTTGAGTTTTGGATTGTACCATTGTACTTCGTTATATACATCTACAACTTCTACAGGTAAGAAGTTAGCCATATACCCACTTAGACTATTGAACTCAAACGCCTTAAAATCCCTATCATTGATGCTGGTTAGTGCGATTGCTTCTAAATCTCCTGTCTCTTCCTCACCTATTAACAAATGCCAATTCATTGGCATTTTTATAAATTTATTCCCGATTTTTAAAACAATCGCAGGTGATGTAAAACTTTCCAAGAATATTAAAGGAACAAAAAAATAATCGGCGTCTTTGGGATTGCTATTATCAAATATAGCAAATTGCAAGTCATTTATTTTTTCAGGTAATTCGTTTAATTCGTATGCGGTGTTATCAAGTGTATGTATTTTCATGGCGTTGTATGTTATTTATATACAACATATTATATCACCACGATTATAAAATTACATACCCAAATATACCATTACTCCTATTTCGGAGAGGGGAATAATTATACTATTTCCACTCTAATTTCTCTAATGAAAATGGGTATTCTGCATCTTTATAGAATTTCTTTCGCTTAGTTAA